GGTGACGCGCAGAAGATTGAACTTGACGGCGAATTGAAATCCGAAATGTCCATTCCGTCCGATGTCATGGATATGGCCCTGGACAAGATTTATGGAAAGCGGAAGGTCGAAGCCGAGGCCGAAGCTAAGATAAAGGCAGAGGTCGAAGCCGAACAAAAGAAAAAACAGGAAGCCGATGACGCCGACAATTCTTGAAAAAGAATTAAACTTTCTGGCCCTTGCGAAAAAGAATGAATCCTATCGCAAGGCGGTCAATGATAATTTAGAACGCGCCCTTTGCAGGCAGTCATCTTTCTACCTTGGCTATCACGTCCTGGGCTACGACAAATTTTCAACAACGCATATTCGATGGGACAAGTGGGCGAACAAGCACATTGATTTCACAGGCGGCACCCCGTCAAAGACGCTTATCCTTCAGCCCCGCGAAACCCTGAAGACCACGTTTTTCACCATTGCATCGACCATTCGTTTTCTGTTAAACAATCCACAGCTTTCAATCCTGATTGCAAACGACAGCGCGGACAACGCGCAGAACATGGTCGTTGAAATTAAAAACCACTTCGAGCGCAATAAGAAACTGCGCTATCTCTTTGGTGACTTCGTTCAGTGGAAGACCTGGGGCAAGGTTGCGTTTACCATTAACCGCAAGACAAAGAGCCTGAAAGAGCCGTCCGTTGCGGCTACCGGTATCGGCGCGGCCACGACATCACGGCACCCTGACGTTATCTTTCTCGATGACATTGCCGGAGAGAAGGACCGGACATCCGAAGCCGGACGCGAACAGACAATGAACTTTTTCAAATCGCAATGGGATCTGCTCAAGAAAGATACGGGGATCGTCATCATTCCCGGCACCCGCAAGCACGTCAACGATATCTATTGGCACATCCTTGAGAACGTGAACCCGCAATTAAAACGTGAAGGGCTTATACCTTTCCACGTCATGATATTACCAGCGCACGAAAACGGCGATCCCGAAAGCAAGGTTGTGAACTTCCCCGACATCCTGCCCGAAGACAAACTCCGCGAACTCCGCATCACCAAGATTGACAAAGACGGCGTTGACTTTGCAACGTACATGGCCGAATACGAGTTGAACCCGCTGGACCCCAAGACGCAAATATTCAAGGTCTTTCAGTTCTTCGACCACACCAAATGCGAATACGAACACCTTGTTCTCTGGACTGACCCGGCCATGAAAGAAAAGAAGGACAGCGATTATTCGGCTATCGTTGTGCTTGGCCGTATCAAGACCGGCGAACACCGCGGCAAACTTGGCATTGTCTACGCCTCCATCGAAAAGCGCAACCCCACAAAGCTTGTCAATGACCACAACCGCATCTATAACACGCTGTCGGACAAGTACCCCGATGTTCCGTTCAACGTCTACATGGAAGAAAATGGCTTTCGCGGGCTTCGTGAATTTGCCGTTGAGAAAGCAATCAACAGCGTGAACAAGCGGCCCGTTCCTACCATCGGATTCCCAAACACCGAAGACAAAGACCAACGAATCAAATGCCTTGAGCCTGCCATAACTTCGGGAATGCTTTTGTTTCGCCAGGACTATTTGACAGCCGAAGAAAACTATCGCCTGCTTGTCGAACAGTTCAAGAACTTTCCACAGGGCAAGAAGGACGGCCCGGACGCAACCCAAGGCGCGTACAAGCGCATTACTTACGGCGCGTCCATGATTTACACCGGCGATATGTACGAGGAAGAAGAAGCCGAAGACGCCAAGGCCAGGGAAAAGGAAACAGCGTAATGGAAAATCAGTTTCTAAACGATATGCCAGTGGCCCGGACGCCGTATCTCTACGACCATGCGGGCAATCCCCTTCTGTTTCGTTCGCCCAATCTTGACCCTACATTCTTCTTTGGCCCAAACAGCACCGGCCAGATAACGACCGGCACCATTGAGGAAAAGCCGTATCAATACCACGCCTGGGCCTATGCTTGCGCATGGGCCATTGCGCGTAATCTCTCGAAGCTTCGGTTAAAGATTGTCAAGCGTGACAACGAAGACCAAACCGTTGATGACAATGCGGGCGTTCTCAAACTGTTGCGCCGTCCTAATCCGTTGCAGACCCGTTCGTCATTCCTACAGTATTTAATTATCAACCTGGTATCACGCAAGGGCAAAGACGGCGGCGGTCAGGTCTTCATTGTTCCGTCTCAAAAGGGCGGCATCAACTTTGACTTCAGCAAAGAGAAAGACGTACCGGACGCGCTGTTTGCATTTACGGATCAATTCTTTGAGCCTGACCTGACGCCGACAGACAACGGCCTCAAGCGTCTAGGCGGCTGGAAGTTTGAAATCAACGGCGAACCCAAATCAAAGAAGACGTACACGGCTGAAGAACTCATTCGCATCTACCTCACCAATCCGTACAACATGCTTGAAGGGCTGTCACCGCTTGAACCCGCTGGCGTTGCATTGACAATGGACATTCAAGCCGACCTCTACAATTCCCGCATGTACGAGAACAATGCAATACCCGCGGGCATATTGAAAGCAAAGGGCCAGCTTACAAAGGAACAGCGCAGAGACAACATGCGGGCGTGGTATAACATGATGGGCGGCGCGGCAAAAACGCAGAAGATCGCCATGCTTGATTCCGAACTGGACTATACGCACATCGGCCTGACAAACGTTGACATGCAGTACGCGGAAATGATGGACAACACGCTTGAGAAGATTCTTGCAACATACGGCCTGAACAAGATAGCCCTTGGCATGTACGAAAGCCTCAACTTTGCAACCATCAAGGAAGGGCGCAAGCTGTTATGGCATGACGCTTACATGCCCATTGCCGAAATCCTGATTGAACAAATCAACAATCAATGGCTTTATTATCTTGACGATAGCATTCTGCTTGCGTGGGATACCTCACACATCGAAGCCCTGCAACCGGACTACTCAAAGAAATCGGAATCACTGTTGAAGATGACGCAGGCAAAGGTGCCGGTCAAGGTTGCGGCGCGTATCCTTGACATTCCCCTCACCGAACAGGACTTAAAAGATTACCCGCATCTTTCGGAGAAGCCGGAAACAGCTGGGCCGATAATGCCAGTGCCTGACGCCGATAACAACGATGACGATGACAAGAAGACGGCGGGCGGCGCAGTAATCAAGGCACCCGACAAGATAGGCCGCTTTGATCTGTTCTGGTCGGACATGATAACCAACGTGTTTGACCCCGGCGAAAAGGAATACCGGCGCGAGTTTGAAAAGTATTTCTATTCACAGCGCAACCGTATGCAGGACAAGGTAGACGAATGGGCCAAGGAAAACAAGGCCGTGCGAAATATCCGGGCTGCCGCTGTCACGCCTAAGATGTTCCTGCTCGATGAAATTGATGAAAACGCCAAGATGAAAAAGACAGTGAAGCCGCTTATCAAGAAGACCCTTGCGCGTTCAGCGGCCAATCTTGAAAAGGAACTTGGCGAACTCATTAACTTCAATGTCAGCGATCCCATGCTGGACGCCTACACCGCAAAGAGAATGTCAAAGCTGAAACTTGTTAATGTCGAAACCAATAGCATTCTTGAGAACGAATTGAAAGAGACAATCACGGCGGGCATCAAAGAAAACTTGACCGTCAACGAAATGTCTGCCAATCTCAAGGACACCATAGGAAAGACGATGGATTCGCGCATCAAGGGCCGGACGCTCACGATTGCCAGGACAGAGACAAGCGCGGTCATTAACGAATCACGCTTTGACGCCTTCAAGCAAGAGGGCATTGAGAATCACGAATGGATTGCGGCCATTGACGAAAACACGCGGGACTTGCACAACCAGACAAACGGCGTTGTTGTAAAGGTCGGCGATATCTTCTGGCCCGTTGGCTTGCGCTATCCCTTGGATGACAGCGGGCCGCAAAGCACGGCGGGCAATACTATTAATTGTCGCTGCGTTGTCGTGGCCGTGTTCAAAGAGGGTACGAGCCTTATCTATATGCTTGGCGGTGAACCTTTCGTATGCAAGGAGGTCGATCGTGACTAACGGACAGATGACAGACGAACAGATACTTGAAGCGCAGTTAAAAATCAAGGGACTGTTTAATTGTCCTAAATGCAAAGATCGCAAATGGTTTATCAATCGCGATAAGCAAAGGGATTATTGCAGGGAGTGCTAAAAGCGGGTATTAAATTATGATCGCAACAAAAGAAGTAGACCTTAACATCATACCGGTCAACAACATGTTTGACCCGGCGTTTGATTACGTTGTTGTCATGGGCTTATGTTCATGCACCGATGAAACGCAAGTACCAACCGACCCGTTTCTGTTTATTCAAGTAGGGAGAAATTAACATGCCCGACAACTGGCAGTGTCCAATCTGCAAAGCCACATGGTCACCGAATACGCCGAAGTGTCCGCATTGCGGAACCATGAAAGGCACGGACGGAGCCATTGAGCATAAAATAAGCGTACCGTTGAACAGGGCGAACAACCGTATGCTCGTAAACGAACCGCAAAGAAATTAAAACCGGAGGGAACGATAATGGAAACGAACACAATGAGCCTGCTTGAACAGTTAAAGATGTTCAATGCCAAGGATGAACAGGATCTATTCGCAGTCAAGACGGCCCCGAACATCAAACAACGGCGCGTATTCTCCACGGAGAAGCCGGGCAAGGTCGAGATGACCGCCGACAAATGCAAGGCCGCTTGCGAATCCATCGGCATTGAATATCTCTCCGGTTATGAAGGGCGCGTTCTGAAGTAC